CGCCTAGCCCTCAAACTAATTGAAAAAGAAAATAAACGATGAGTAACAACACCGACCTAGTGAAACATTTCACAGAGTTAGCAACCGCTACACACAGGTTGGCTAATGTACTTAATGATACTTGGAGCGTATTAGATGACGACTTCGCGCACAAGGATGCACTTGCGGATGCCATAGATTTGTTTTACAATGGTGCCCGTGACCTAGACAGCCTTGCGTTCATGTTAATACTTGACGCAGAGGATGACATAAAGAGAGGGGAAAAGAAATGAACATGTGGACACATTTAATAGCGCAGTATGCAGAGGTATCACTAGACAAAGCAAAAGAGATTCAAGAACACATAGATGTTTATGTGTATTTGGATTGGTCTGAGTGTACTTTCCAAGAGTTTCACCTAGCAGTTAGTGAAGCAGTAAGTGATTTGGCTAACTGGAAGAAGACCAACAATGAATGAGCCTGAATGGGACAAACTAATTGACGCCGACTACAAGGAATACTTAGGTGAGCGACAACCAACAGAGGAAGAAATAGAAGACTTCCTAATAGTAAATGATAGAGGAGAATCATGATAAACGAACCTGAATCAAGCAGTAACAATCTTAAATGGAGTGTATCTGTCACGATTTATGTATGGGCTGAGGATGAAAGTGAGGCCCTTGCCGATGCCGTCTCTATGCTTGAACGTGGTGGAGCGGATGATTACAGAATAGAATCACTAGAGGGTGAGGACGTAAACGATGGAAAATATTTCTGACTTTCAGTTGTTAAACTTAATCAGACAAAAAGGTAACTGTGCCGTAGAAAACATAGAGCCTGAATTGTTCTTCGATGAGGAGGATACCAAGGGTTTCTACATGGAAAGATTACCTGTCTTAAGAAAGATTTGTGGTAATTGTGTAGTCAGGAATGAATGTTTAGAGTACGCTTTACGTAATGATGTACAAGGATTTTGGGGAAGCACTACCCACCAAGAGCGCAGAGCCATCAGGAGAAGGAGTAAAATCCTACCTAAATCCGTGACCTTTGATGCTTGGATACCCAAGATTAGTGCCTCCGAAGAGGAGGACATCATTGACAAGTACCTAAGCAGGACAAGTGTCTGTCGGAATGGTCACCCAATTAAGACCAAGAACGACATCAACTTCCACTTCAATAGGAACCCTGAATCTTACAGGCCCTACTACATTAGGTGTAAGAAATGCGTGACTTTATCTAGTATCAAGTACAATAGCAAGGTAAAAGCGTCTCAGATTGAAGCACAGGGCCTCCTAGGGGGTACTCATGACTAAGACACCTGACTGGAGAGGGATACCCACAGCCGCTTGCCCCACCTGTGGCGGCGTGTGGTTTAATGTCCCAGTTATCTTTGACCCTGAGACCTATGAACCTGCTGGATGGGGGACAGAAGCCACCTGTTTTAGTTGCGACACGCTGGTGACTGCCCCTTGTCCATTAGACCTACCTAATGCTATACTTTAATAACATTACATAATATTCCCCCCGTGAGGGGGGAATGTATATATTAGAATATAATATATACATAAGAATTAGGTTAGTAGTTGTTGCGTGTAAGTTATTCATCCTTTCTTACGCAAACCTCCTCCTCTCCGACTGCTAACCTAATTCTTTTGCCTTAAGACAGGAGAGGAAACCTATGGCAATAGAAATCAACGGCAAAACTTTGCCTGAACACATAAGTTATTCAAGTCTAACGACTTGGTTATCGTGTGGACATTTGTATTTATTAACTCGAATCATGACAATAGAAGAAGAACCTAGTGCTTGGTTATTCGGTGGTAGTGCTGTACACAGAGCCACAGAATTGTATGACAAGCAGAGAGAGGGAGAATGATAACCCCACCTCCATTACCACCTGATATTGTTGAAGAAATATTTATCAACGACCCAAGATATTCGCAAAGAGCAGACAGGTCACGAACTAAAGTACTTAAATACATAGTGACAGAAGAAGGACTTCAAGAAGCCAAGTGTGCTGATGAGATAGTTTATGCTGAGTCAAGATGGAATGACAGAAGTATCAACGTCTTTAGTGGTGCTTGGGGATTGTTTCAGTTGATGCACAAAGACAAGAAGTGGAATGTAATCCAACAGACCAAACTTGCAGTCGCCTATGCTAAGCATAGGTATGATGGATTTTGTAATGCCTTAAACGAGAGGAAGCAAAAGGGATGGTGGTAGATAAGATTTGGCAGACAGCGTGGGAGGAAGAAACTCTTAACGCTAAGCCTGATGAATGGCGTGTCACTAAGTCTAGTCAAACCAAGGCTAACCCTGATGGTGAGAACTATCAGTGGTGGAATGAGAATGGCAAGGCCATGCTTCAGTCTTGGATTGCTTGGCGTGATGCTGTTGATTGGAAGATATGGCGAGCACCTGACAACAGGTTAGCCATTGAATTAGATTTCATAGTAAATATGAATGATGTACCAGTAAAGATGAGCATTGACCGTATCTTCGAGCGTCCTGATGGCGAGTTAGTAATAGTAGACCTTAAGACAGGAAAACGTACGCCTAGTTCTGATTTACAATTAGCGTTCTATGCCACTGGCATTGACTTGGTGTATGGTATTCGTCCTAGATGGGGCACATACTGGATGGCAAGGAAGGCTGGTACTGAGGGAATAACAGACCTTGACGGGTATCCAAGTAAACAGATTATGGATATCGTGACAGGCTTTGAGAAAGCAAGAAGGGCTGGCATATTCCTACCCAACCACGGGCACTGCCACATGTGCTCAGCAAGAGAGTTCTGCGAATGGTATCCACTAGCAGATACAAAAAAGATACCGATATATATTGAGGAGAAAAAATAATGTCGGAAGAATGGAAGTTCCAATCATCCTTTAAGGGTGGTTACAAGGAACAAGACATGACAAACATTCGTGGCAACACGATTGACGAGTTCGTTAAAAACCTAATGGCTTTTGATGACTCAGTTGTTGAACTGATAAACAAGATTAGTAGCAACCTCAAGGTTGCTGGTACTCTTGCCCCACTTACAACATCATTGGCTACTACTAACACTGCTGTTACTACATCAGCGATAGATAGTTGGTCACCAACACCACCATCTGTTTCAATTCCAAGTGAGGGTCAGGCACCAGTATGTGTGCATGGTCCAATGAAGTGGATGGAAGGTGTATCCAGTAAGACTGGCAAGCCTTACAAGTTCTGGGCCTGTACTGGGCCAAGGGCTACACAATGTAAGCCAGTTAACCCTAAGTAAAAAGATATGAGTAAGGGAAAGACAGTTGCGGAGCCGTCTCTCCCTTACTCTTTTCTCGGAGGAGATAAATGAAAACCCTTAACCGTTCAGTAGGTAGAGTAGATATTGGTGGCGAACCTTTGCCATCTGTTTTCTCTACCTTTGAGAAGAATAAAATAATCTTTCGCCGTGCCGAAGTTAGCATGGTTGCAGGTGCACCAGGTGTAGGTAAATCCACACTGGCATTGTCAATAGCACTACGCACCAAGGTGCCAACACTTTACATTTCAGCAGATACAAATGCACACACCATGGCTATGCGATTACTGTCAATGATTACAGGTAAGTCGCAAGAGGATTCAGAAATGCTATTAGATATCAATCCTGCTTGGTGTGCTGAGCAATTGTCTCAACACGCAAGCCATATCTTTTGGTCGTTCGATTCAGCACCATCACTAACAGACATAGATGATGAAGTATCAGCAGTGGAAGAATTGTTGGGCAGTAGCCCACACCTGATTGTCGTAGACAATTTGATAGATGTAGCAATGGATGGAGCAGAGGAATGGTCAGGGCTTAGGTCAGCGATTAAAGAACTCAAGTATCTAGCCCGTGATACCAACGCTTCACTACTGCTATTGCACCATACAAGTGAGGCAGTTAATGGTGACCCATGCCCACCACGCTCAGCATTACAAGGCAAGGTGGCACAATTGCCAGCACTAATATGTACTGTTGCTCAAGATGCTAGAGGTTTCTTGGCAGTAGCACCAGTAAAGAATCGTTACGGTAAGGCTGATGCTTCAGGTGCGACAGCACACTGGCTTCAGTTCAATCCTGAGTTTATGTTCATAGCAGATGTACCTGAGAGGACAATATGATAACCGCAATACTTGTACTTGTAATTGTAATTTTAGTACGAGAGAATAAAAAACTTCGTGATGAGTTACACTATGTACTTAGCAATCGGGAAATTGTAAAAAGAATACGAAAAGAAAGTAGGACTAAATGAAATCTGATGAATGGTTTATGTTTATTGTAGGCTTGTCAGCAGGTATTTACTTTACCATACTAACAAATTTAATTGTTAACATACTATGACAACACGTAAGTCACATAAGCAACGAGGTTCACGTTTTGAGGTAGAGGTACGTGATTGGTTTCGCAACCTCAAACACATAGCCGAACGACTGGCACGCACTGGTAAGAACGATGAAGGTGACGTGTTCGTTAATGCTAAGAAGAATATGTACATCATAGAAGCCAAGGCACCTGGGGCTGGCAACAAGATAGACTTATCAGGCTGGCTCAAAGAAGCAGAGATAGAAGCAGAGAACTATGCAAAGCACAGAGGATTAAAGAAGATACCTAGTCCCGTTGTTGTTATCAAGGCTAGAGGTAAATCTTTAGACGATGCGTATGTTGTTGTAAGATTGAAAGGTTTTCCGTGGTAGAATTAAGGAGGGAACAGAAATGGGAAAGCATAAGATTAAACAAATCCTTGAGCACTATGGTGCTACCGTTAGGTCAGGCAGAGGATGGGTTAAATGCAAGTGTCCATTTCATGATGACCGCACTGCATCTGCCTCAGTTAACGAAGAACTAAATATATTTATATGTTTTGCTTGTCAGATAAAAGGCGACACCTACAAAATAATTATGGAAAGAGAGGGCAAGAACTATGGCGAGGCCATCACATTCGCTGAAAGAATCACTGGAGAGAAGCGTAGCGCACTATCAAAAGAGCCTAGCCTTGGGCGCAGAGTACCTAAAGAGCAGGGGATTATCTCACGAAGACGCTCTTAGGCACAGGCTTGGTGTAGTTGCTGACCCACTCAACGGACATGAGCAGTATGTTGGAAGACTTGCCATACCTTACATAACTAAGAATGGCATAGTTGATTTACGGTTTAGGGCAATGGGTGCAGAGCAACCCAAGTACCTTGGTCTTGCTGGTGCAACTACGCATCTCTACAATGTCAATGCTTTCTTTCGTGCCAAGTCTTGGATAGCAGTATGCGAAGGCGAGATAGACACCATCACACTAGACAGTTGTATGGGTTACCCGTCCATCGGAGTTCCAGGAACTAACAATTGGAAGAGGCACTACACAAGAATCCTGCATGACTTCGACTCTATCTATGTGTTCGCAGATGGAGACCAAGCAGGGTCAGACTTTGCCAAGTCTTTAACTAAAGAGTTAGGCAATGTCACAACCATCCATATGCCTGAGGGTGAAGATGTCAACTCGACATTCATCAAGCAGGGTAAAGAATGGTTTGCAGAAAAACTCAAATGAAAGAAAAGAAGCCATTCGTATGCGAGGATTGTGGAGAAATCTTGACTAACATCTTTGACTTTGCTGAGCACAATGAAACAGTTCCGCATATGACTGTGCACGTGGGTGAGGGCTTTATGCTTGACCTATGGAGTCTTATGGAAGGTATCTTTATGCTGTCTGAAGAGGGCAGAAATGAAGATGTCCAAGAAACAGTAGAGGGAATTGCTGCTGCCCTTTACTCCTCCGCTAGTGGGGTATTGCGTGAGCAATGGGAAGAAGCAATAGTAGAAGTGTCACTAAAAAATATAGACGAACAAATAAAGGAGTTGTTAGATGACGAAACCAACAACGATAACTGAATTTTCTGAAGCATCGTCTAGTTATTACGAGACACTTCACAAGGTTCTAGTTAGCAAGCAAACTGATTACGGACCAGGCAACATTGCTAACGCACCAGGTGGTCCACTAAATGGTTTGCGAGTACGCATTTATGATAAGATATCTAGGATAAATAACTTAATAGAGTCAGGCGCACAGCCTGAGAACGAGTCACTTGTAGATTCATTTCTTGACCTAGCCAACTACGCCGTCATTGCTACAATGGTACTTGATGACAAGTGGCCTGACCCCAAACGATGGGAACACGAATGAAAAGAGTAATCGTACTGAGTGATATTCAAGCACCATATCACGATGCTAGGCTAGTCACTAACGTACAAAGATTCGTAAAAGATTATGAGCCTGATGAATTGTTTTGTGTAGGTGATGAGGCAGATAGTCCTGAGCCGAGTCGCTGGAACAAGGGTACCGCAGGTGAGTATGCAGGTACCTTACAAAAAGGATTAGACAAGGCTCACGAAATTATGAAAGGCTTTAAGGAATCACTTGGAGATAAACCTTTCCACACTATGAGAAGTAATCACGGAGATAGAATTGAAAACTACATCAACAAGTACGCTCCTGCACTTGCTTCACTCCGAAGTCTTGACTATCAAACACTTCTTGGATACGATGAACTCGATATCACATACCATAATAAAATATGGAACTTCGCTCCAGGATGGGCTATGGCCCACGGAGACGAAGGAAGTCTTAATAGCAATGCGGGAGGAACTGCACTTAGCCTTGCAAAGCGTGCAGGACTTAGCATTATTTGTGGACACACGCATCGCTTGGGAATCCAACACCAACACACCGCTTACAATGGGAAGTATACCAATCAACTCTTTGGAGTGGAAGTAGGCAACATGATGGATTTATCTAAGGCTTCTTATCTTGGATACGGTGGTGCTAACTGGCAACAAGGCTTTGCAATTTTGTACATCAGACGTGGTAACGTCACACCAGTAACTGTCCCTGTAAAGGGACGCTCATTTACTGTTGAGAGTCAGACATACAGTTGGTAATTATGCCTATCAAAATTACTGAAAAGATTTATGATGACTACAAGTTACTGGTTCGTACTGTTGCTGGTCAGTTTGGCAAGCGTTACCAAATGATTGACCGAGATGACATAGAGCAAGAGTTGTGGATGTGGTTCATAACACACCCAAAGAAGACTAGCGAGTGGACAAAGTTAGACCGCAAGGAATCTGATAAACTATTTGCTAGGTCATTAAGAAACGCGGCACATGACTATTGTCAAAAAGAAAAGGCTAAGGTTCTTGGCTTCTCTGCTGACGATAACTACTACTATGACAAAGCAATCATTGAACAGATTCTTCCATACTTACTTAAGGCAGAAGTTGCTAACGACATT